CTTTTTTACTAGAGTATTCAATCTTAACATAGAAACACTTGTCAGATTTATTGCTGTAACTAATCCATAAAATACTTGGGCAATCTTTAACCCTATAATTAATTTAAAAGTAAGTAAAACTAAATCACTATTTCTTGCCAAAACTTTCATTACATTAGCAGTTCCTGCAACTGCTTTACCTAATGCTTCTCCAATGCTTCTTGCAATTTCATCTATTCGTTCTCCATGATCTGCAAGAAAATTATCTAAATCGCCAAATTGTCTTTTTAACTCTGGAAATAAACCTGCTTCTAATATTGCTTGTTTAAATGTAAAGATTTTGTCCCCAATCATTGAGAGTGTTCCCTCAAATGTTTTGGCTAATTCATCAGTTGCATTTCCAAATCTACCACCTTTACCAAATACTCTTTCAAAAGCTGCTGCTGTTTCTTCTATTGATACAGTTGCACCTGCTTTAAAACCAAGCATATCTCTAACACCTTTTTCTCGGAATAAATCAGCAGCAGATATACCTGCTGATAAAGACCTTTGTATTTGTTCAGATGTTGTTTTAAAATCTAGTCCTGTAACTGCTGCAACATTACCAGTTATCTCCATTATTTTAGATAATTGGTTTGCATCTTTACTTACGACAGATAATACTCCAGCTCCTTGTTGTATTTGTTCTAATGAAAAAGGAACTTTACTGGCAAATTCTGCCATCTTATCAAATGCTTTTGCTCCCTCTTCAGCAGATCCAAATAAGAACTTTAATCTTACCTTCAAACTTTCAATGGATTTACCAGTATTGACAAGATTTCTTGCAAGTAAACCAAACCCAATACCTGCCATTGCAGTTTTTACATTAAATAAACTTTTCTTTAATCCATCAAATCTTTTTCTTGAACTATTGACTGCTCTAGCTGTCTTATCTCGAGCTAATATATCAATGTTCATTCTTTGTGTTGCTGCCATTATTTTTTATTTCCTTTTTCTGTTTTAACTTCAAAATAAGCAATCCATTGTATTAATTCTTCAACAGACATCTTCCCAACTTCTGTTAAAGACATACCTAGCTGTTCTGCTACAAACATCACAGCAAATTGCTCATGATCTATTTTTAATTTTTTTTTTCTGACTGTAAATCAGTCTTTGGTGTAGTTATTTCATTTGCTATTCGTGCTACTATGTCAGCATCTGCCTTTTGCATTAAGGTTGGTTTATCTTCTAAAGTGAATAAGTTTTTCCCCTTTTCATCTTGTGCTTTCATAATAACAATATCTGCTAATGCTCCTACATCAGAAACATTAGCCCTATTAAACACTCTTTGTTTTTCTGTAAGGGTAAAGGGAGTTACATAAATAATTAATGTTCCTCCATCTTTACCTTTCCATTCTGGCACTTCTATTTTTCTAATATCATGTGCATTAAAGTGATTAATGACACTATCAATCGCTTTCCAGTCTTTTTTATCATTCATGAATAATAATATAAATTATGAATTGCTTTGTGTCAATTACACAGTTCCTCTTGTCAATGCACCAGTCATTGTTGCACTAAAAGTGGATTCTATTATACCATCTGTTGGTGTTGATACTGATTGTCCAGTAATAAGATAAGTTCCTGAAAAATAGTAGTCGCCGCTGTCGCTCCCTTCAGGATACAAATTGAGCGTAACTTGATTTCCTTCTGCTATTGCAATTTGTCCATTAGTATCAGTTTCATCCCACCAGCACTCCACAGAAACTGTTGCTCCTTTTTTACCTACTGCATAGGTTCTTGAAGTGTCTGTAAGTGCTGTATCTTCTAAAATTTCAGCAGATGTATCTAGTGTAAAACTTCTTACTTCTGCTACTGCATTAGTCCCTACTTTAACTATTCCTGCACTTCCTGTATGTGTCGCCATCTATTTATCCTCCTTTTTAGATTTTTTAGGTTTTTCAGCATTTGCTGAATATCCTAATGTTTCAAAATATTCAACATCACTATCCCAAACTTCAATTTCATCTTTTCCATTTGGCATAATTAGTTTCACTCGTTCTGCCATATTTTACCTCCTATTATGGTGTGCCTTTATCATAATGATAAAGGATTCTTATGGTCATACGAATACCCCCATAGGGATAAATCGCACCCTCGTCAGTAGATACTTCTACAACTTGGGTATCTAAAGCATTACCTGCTCTTGATCTGTCTGTTTCTAAAGCTGTTTCTATTCCAGCTATTAGTTCATTTCTTAAAGTGTCAATGTTAGATGTTGTTCCTTTAACAAACCCAACTATGACATAATCAATAGTTCCCTCTCTGTCTGCCGAGAGTGATCTATCTTCTCTAATCTCTGTTCCACTTTGTATAAATGCACAAGGGAATTGAGAGTTAGACAATTCATCTTCGCTAAATGGTTCTCTTGTTATTTTTTTTAACTCTGGAGAACTCATTGCGTCTAAAACTGTTATTATATTTCCTGCTATATCTTCTCGTTCACTCATAAATGAAATCTCTTTCTAAATTCGTTACTAAATATATTTGTTATTGCTTTTTGTTGTTTATCGGATAATGCAAAGAAAGGTCTTGGTTTAGAAATCTTACCACCTCTCCTCATTCCAAATATTCCAAAATGTTGATATGCTGCATATTCCTGTGGCTCTCCAAGAAAAAACAATTTTGCTGTTCTTGCATCTGCTTTTGTTGTTAAACTTGACCACATTGTTCCAGTAACTTTTAAATCTACTTTTGTTCTACCTTTAAATTTAGCATAAGTTTCAGAATATGGTGCAAGTGGTCTCATAAAAGCATCTTTGGAATCTTCAAGTGTTCTTTTTACAATACCTGCTTTAGCAAATTCTGCTGTTTTACCTAATGCTGCCCTAGTTGCTCTTGGGCTTTTTCGCATTAGATTTTTAATCTTCTTTGATATTAACTTTGCATTAGTTCTAATTGTTATTTCCATGTTAAGGTAACTATCCAAAAGAATACAACAATTAATACTGCTAAAAATATATATGCTCCCCAATCCATTATCTTACTAACCTCAATGTATGTAGTGGTTCTTTTTCAACATTAGTTATAGAGCTGTCATCATCTGCATCATATTCTACTCCATCTCTTAATATTGAAGTCCATTCTGCATCATATTCATTTCTATAATATTTCATTTTCATTTGAAACTTATCTTCTTGTCCTGCTGGATTCCATTTAGATAATGCTGGAAACATATACCAACCAAGTATTCTACTTATACATAATTTAGTATATTGACTGTCAGTTAATTTATCCGAATCCATCTCTTGTGTTCCTAAATAGGATATATCTTTTACTCTATCTGACTGGTATTTAGCCCACCACTCATTTCTTAATTGTCGTTTAATATCATTTTCTGCTTTAGTTATCCAACCATAGGTTGTTACATTTGCTGAACTAATCCCATAGTTATATATTTCAGGCAGAATTTCTGATATGTTTGCTACTGTGCAAAAAGCCATTTTATTCTCCTATATAATAATGTTATTTTTTACTTACTTTTTTTTTTCTTCTTTTTGATTTTACTTCTGTTTTTGGTTTGTCTTTAACACTACCATCAACAACAGTCCAACCAAAATGTTTTAATAATGATGGATTATTTTCTGCCCAAGCAGCAGCTCTTTTAATAATCTTACCATTTTTTTTCTTTATATTTACAAATTTAGTCGGATCGTAAATTTCTTTAACAGTCATATTAATCTCCTTGTTAAAAAAAAAGTGGGCAGATATTCCACCCACTTTATATTTATCTATTACTCAATAGATGAATCGGCTTCAACTTCAACTCCATAGGAATCGTAAATTTCGCCTTCACCCCAAACTGCAGTAGCTACGATTTCTGTTCCTCGTAAACTTGCATCTCGTTGTGTTTCTATTTTAATGTCTTGCTTCATTGCTAGACCTAATGCACTAGGATGGAAAGCTCCACATTTATAATCTCCAGTTGTTCCTGAATTAGAAACATTAGATGATTCATAAACATTTATTCCTCCTACTGAACCAATAAAGCCAGTTCCCATTATACTATTTTGTAATCTTGCATCTGCAGGATTTACAAAAGAGTTAGTTGCATTCTTTTTCAAATCATAAGCTACTGTTGGTGGCAATACTAAAGCACACTCATTAATTGGTAGATTTTGATTTCTTAATGTAGCAGCAACTTCAAATACTGTTGCTGCAGTTAAAGCAGTATCATCTGCTCCTTTGCCTACACTGAACCCATCAAATAAAGCGATAAGGTCTAGGTCTAATCTTTTGGCAATCGCATTACCAAATAATTTACCAATGTCAGCTGCAACATTCCTAGATGCTGTTGATGCTCCTAAATCTGTAAGTGTTGTCATTACTCCATGTTCAGAAGCTGTAAAAGTTGCTTCTGTTGGATTAACTGCTGTGTTAGATAAGTCAGTTGCTTCTGCAACAGCAGCAGCACTTACTGCAGCATAGATAGGCACAGAGATTTCTTTGCCTTGACCTGTGATGTTGTAATTCGTAACTAGATTTCGCATAACACTAGCTTCTTGTGCAACAAAAAGGGCTTCAGCAACGATTTCTGTGTATAGCTCACTCAATGTTGAGCTTGTCGTTTCGTTAGCCATATAAACCTCCTTGGTTTATTTGTTTATAATTAATTTAATGATTACCCTGTTTTAACATCTATTCGTGAACTTCTTTTAGCTCTATGTTCTTTATCGAACTTATCCCTAAATTTAGGATCTCTCATTTTAATCCCAAGTTCATCTGAACTCATATTTAAGATGTCAAAAGTATCAGGTTTATCTCCACCAATTTTTCCCTCACTACCAGAGCCAGATTGACCTGACCTTTGAAAATGTGGATTATTTGTAAGGAACTCTTTAACAGCACTCTCTACTGATAAAGGTTTACCATCTGCATTATATCGTTTTTGATTGTCGGCATCTGTTATCTCAATTTCACTGTTCTTATTTATCCTCACAGTTGGTTTGACTAATGTCATAACCTGTTCAGGATCAACAGCATTATGCTTTGAAGCAGCATTTACTATCGCCTCATCAACTTTCATATTATGCACTTGTTTCTTTAAAGAAGATACTTCCTCTTTATGTTTGTCGGCTGCATCTTTAAGAACTTTCTCAAAATTGCCTTTTTCTATGTCCCTTTTCTTTTCAGCTTCATCTTGAGATTCCTTTGCACTTACAAGGTCAGTAAGGTCATGACCAGCTAATTTATCCTCCCATTTCTTTCTTTCCTGCATTATTCTTTTATGAACAACACCATCAAGATCCTCTTGTGAGAATTTAGCTGACTTCTCTTCCTTTACTTCAGCTTTGGTTTCTTTTGTTTCAGTCGTTTTTTTTACAGTTTTAGGTTCTTCAACCATGATTACCTCCTATGAGTAAATATGTTATATAATTAATTCCCCTTTATTATCAAGAAAATTCTCTGCTATTGGTTGCCAATGATGTCGGCAATTATAGCCACCTCTAACAATAAAAGGATCGCCTGAAGATTTGCCAGACCAACTGGCAGCACTCCAAATCTTTCTAATCTCTGTTTCTGTATATGTCTTACCTATTCTTCTTTTACAGAACTCTCTGCTTGTAGTTATTATATTACCTGTATATCTCCATTTGTCAAAACCATATTCTTTTGACTTAGCAATATTAACTTGGGCATGAAATTGCATTACAGAATCATGTGCTATTTGTTTTGCATACCTTTGTAAACTTTGTCCTGTTCTATCACTACCATATATAGCATGTAATTTTTCTATTGCTTTCTTACCAGCTCTTGAACCTGGATTGGCATTAGCAATACTTACTAATTTATTTATTGCTGCATCATCACTCTTCATATACACACCATTTATCTGTTGTCTAATATTTTTAACAACATCTTTAAATGGTCTATTAATTAATGAAGCATTATAAATTTCTTGTGATATAGCTTCTTGTATTGTATTCCCTGCTTCTTTAAACTGGTTAAAATATAACTTCTGTAATCTAGCAGCAGTATCTGCATCTGCTTGTGTTAATGATTTAAACTTTCTAGCAATAGGGTATTTATCTAAATCTTTTACTATTCTATCTACTATTGTTTTGTAATCTCTAATGTTTCTATCAGATGCTACTAAATAAGTTTTCTCTATAAGTTGTTTAACATTAGCTCTTAATCCAATGGCAACCCTAGTATCAAATAAATTTCCATCTTTTTGTGGTAGAGTGCTTATAGATGCAATAATCTCATCTTCTAAATCCTCTAAAGACTTAATCATTTTTGCTCTATGGCTATCTATTTTTTTATCAAGGAAGTTTTGAGTTCTTGCACCTTGTTTATCTAACCACTTTGCTGCCATTTATTATTCCTCTTCTTCTACTACTTCTTCTGCTGGAGTTTCTACTTTCTCTGCTTCAAACTCCCCTATTGATACAGCTTGTTCATCTATTTGTGTATTAATTTCATTTAATACTTCTTCATCTTGAACAACAGCACCAGCAATTAACTTATCTACTTCTTTGTTAAATGTTTCTGATTTAACTCCTGCTAATTTTGCTTTTTGAAAGAAATCTAAATCCCCAGCATAATCTCTTATGTCAAAGTTATTAGGATATTCTATATCCCCATCAAAAACCATGTCCTGCCAATCAGCATATAAATCCCAAATTTGTTCTTCAGCTAATTGTAGTAAATCTGCCTGTTCTGACAGTTTGCTGTTCAACATGTTGAATTCTGTGCGAAGTGCAATTCCTGATGTAGGTGTTTCTCTTATTGTTCTAACAGCTCCTAAATGTGATATCCTATCAATAGCACTAACTTTTTCTTTAATACTATTCATTACACTATCCAAACTTGCTCCACTTGGTTGTAATTGATAAGGTTTTAAATTAGGGTCTAAATCATCAGGCAACAATACAACACTACCTGCTCCAGCACTAGCTTCTACACTATCTGTCTTAACTAATGATGGGTGGTTTGTTAATCGTATTAATTGTTCAATTTCACTTAACTCATTATAGATTGACTGCTGTAACTCTGCGACATCAACTAATGACGAAAGTCCTATATACCTAGATGGCGATCTTTGATTGTAAAGAATTACAGCAGGAATCTTACCCAATTTGTTAGGCAATTCTTCCAAAGTAACAGATTCTCCTTTATCTGGTAATAAACATAAACTAATAAGGTCTTTTTTCCATACACGATATATAGTTCCCTCTTTATTTATATCTTCTCTAACAACAACTTCTGTTAAATCATATTTTCCATTAGGCAATCTTTCATAATTCCAGTTAGTTACATTTTCAGGTGTAACTATACTTACATAAGGTCTTATATCCTCTTTTAATTCTTCTGCTCTTGTTCCAACATTTGTGGTTGGTTTATCTACAAATAACCAGCAATTACCATAAATCATTGAATAGGTAGAAGCATCTTTCATAAGTGTGTCTAATCCACGACCATCTAAATCTGCATCTCTCATAAATGCTTGGACTGCTTCATCTTGGGCAAAATTACCTAAATCTCTTTTCGGTGGTTGCCTAAATAAAAAGCTGCTATACACCTGAACTACATTTCTACAATGATTGTCTAAAGGTGTTGAATCTAATCTTAAATCATATTCGTTATCTAATTCCAGGTTATATTGGTGTAAATAATTTCCTAGTTTGTATTCTTTTCCTCCATAATAACTTCTTACTAGAAACTCCCATTGTTGGGTTAGCTTCTTATAATTATCATGGACTGTTTCTAAATATTCTCTGCTATATGCCATTGTTTAACTCCATCTCTTTGGTTGTTCAAAATTTACTATATTTTTAACTGGGAATAAGTATTCTATTGCATATCCTAAAGCATCATTCATGTGGTCATAACCACTATCTTTATCTGGAACACTTGATTCTTGTTTGTATAATTGTCTTTCTAATGAATGAATGGTTCTCTTACATCTTGGATCAATATACAATAATACTTCTCCCTCACTATTTTGCAGTCTTGAATTAACTGCATTTATTCTATCCCTTACTTCAGGGTGTCTATACTTACATTTTACTGAAAACCCAGCATTTTGTAATATACTTAAATCTGTCCTCCCTCCTGCACTTGTTCTTCTTTGCCTACAAGCAGGATCAGGATAGATAATAATTCTTTTGTTCTCGTATCTATTCTTAATTTCCTCTACTATTTCATCAGTATTGGAAGTGTGTAATACTATTTCATTTACTACTTTAACTGTTGATCCATCAGTCTGGAATACAACAGCACACATAGGTTCTATATTGAAATCCATTCCAATATGTAATGTTCCCTCTGTGATATTACATCTTTTAACATGTTTCTCTCTATCAAAGTTGTAATACACTTGTCCAGAGTAGGTAACAAAGCTGCCTAAAAATTCCTGTTTAAATGTTCTATCATCTAAATCTTGTTTTGCCTGTTTTACTTCTTCTTCACTAACTTGCCCGCCATCAACTGTTTTAAATCTCCAACTCTTCCATTCTTTTTGTGTTGTGTCTTTACCTCTGTTAAATAATTCATAACTCCAATTAGATTGTCCTCTTGGAGTGCCTACGAACAAAGCATGTCCTTTTGTATCTGCCAATGTTGGTCTTAAAACTTCAAACCAAGCATTTTCCTTGATATCTGCGAATTCATCAAGGCAAATCATATTAAGACCTACCCCACGAAGTGAGTCATAATTATCTGCACCCTTTAATATTATCTTACTTTTATTCCGAAGTGTTACACATAGTTCTGATTCATTTGTTTCTTCTATCCAGTTTACTTTTGTTAATCTGTCCTTTAATTCATTCCATACTATCTGTTTGCACATTCTATAAGTTGGTGCAACATACCATACATTTTGTTTTGGTTGTATAGCAAATCTAGCCAACTCCCTGATACACAACCATGTTTTACCCCAACGTCTCCCTGTAATTAGCACTCTAAACCTACTATTACATTCTGCTACTTCTTTTTGGTGTTTAGTGAGTGGCATTAGTTATTCTCTCTTTTGCTATATTAAAATATTTCTCCTCTATTTCTATTCCTATAAATTTTCTGTTTAAATTCTTACAAGCAACACCAGTAGAACCAGAACCCATTGTAAAATCTAAAACAGTATCGTTTTCGTTTGTGTAAGTTTTAATTAAATATTCCATCAAAGCTACTGGTTTTTGTGTTGGGTGTATTGCTTTGCTAACTGGTCTAGAGAACTTAATTAAGTTTAGTGGGTATCTTTTTAGTGGGTTGTAATTCTTGTCAACCTTGCAATTATTTGAATTGGTTATATTGTTTCTACTTCCATCTATATTACCTTTTGATAAAGGTCTTATTCTATCAATTCTAGCTTCAGTCATTTGTGGGTTATATGTAGGTTGTTTCTGATAAAAAACCATTATATTTTCAACAGTTCTTAGTGGTTGTTTTTTCGCAAGGAAAACACCAAATCCTCTGTCTTTATCCCACACCCAATCATACTTATAGTTCTTTATATTACTCATTCTTAAATGAGAACTAAATGGTTCTGTTCCAAATAATGCTATGCACCCATTATCTTTAATAATTCTTTTTAATTCTTTCCACATTGGCTCAAATGGAATAACACTATCCCACTTACAAGCTGTTGTGCCATAAGGTGGATCGGTTAATACCAAATCAATACTTTTATCTGGTATGGTTGGTAGTATTTTTAAGCAATCATTGTGATATAGTGGCATTTACTTCATTACCCCAACAATCCCAACCATCTACTTTTTCTCTAGCAAATAATTCTATTCTTGGTAAATCTCCACAAAGTTCTACAATCCTATCTCTTACACAATCAGGTTTTTGGCTATGTCCTCTACGATCAGCAACAACAAGTCTGTGAACATTAGAACCTTTTACTCTACTTGGTTTTCCTTTAGTTGCTAAAATACAAATTTCATTATTTGCTCTAGTCCAATATCCTGTTCCAGTAACATATAAATTGTTAGTTTTATTCTTGTTAGTTTTTACCCAATGAAATCCTACTGTTTTGTAATTAAATCCCCACTTTTCAACAATAGGTATTTGTTTATGTAATAATGGATCAGTGCACCACATAAATAAAACACAGTCTTTATCAGCTATGTCGTTTACAGGTAAATCAACTATTTCTTTCATTGTCATAGTTTTATAATGTCGCTCAGGATTGGTGTGTGCTTTAGCAT